AGAAATGCTCTTAGGGACAACGGTGGGCCAAAGTGAGGACCAGCTGGAGGCAGCTGAAGGAATGGATCTGGATCTTAGCTGTTTTGTTGATGTCCATATTCATTCAAATAAGCGGCCGTCAGATTACCTTGTTTCGGCTGGGGCTCGGTTTGGATACTACGATGGCGATAGGGGATTATATAACAGAGCTAAGGCGTCGATCTTCTCCAGGGTGAGGGGCCCTTGGTACGTTACCTCACGGATGGGTTCTGCCCGGGAGGTGCGCGAACGTGCTAAGTTCCACGAGGAAAAACTGGTTCAGATCAAGGAGCTGAGTATTGTAGCTGGGGTCTTGACTAATGACGCCCTTGCCGAGGTTTCTCCTAAGAGTAGGGTGGCTGTTTCCCCGGGGATGGCGATGACGGATATGGGTGTATGGGATCTTCGAGAAAGAAAGCATGTGTGGATCTTCCGGGGATGTATCTGTCAGCAGTGGGGGCTCTATGCTCAACTGTTGGCGGTGGGAGTTTGTCCCAAGATGGTGATCGCAGATGGGTATCAATGGTGGATGATGGCAGGGAATGGCTGGGTTATTTCCCACCAACTGAACAAATGGGAGAGGGCACCGAAATCCCTGGGTGACAAGCAGATGGCCATTGGACGCGAAACATTGGTAAGGTTCCGGGCGTTTTGGGAGCGGGTTGAGGCATATTCAACTAAGGTGTGATACCACAAATTTCGACTACAAGGGTTGGCCTCAGAGTGCTTGGTTGTTGACAAACACTGTGGTGGGGGCTATCGCTGGGTTGAGGTTGTTGGCGCAGGCCGATAACGCCCATCAGTGGGTTGATGTGCAGACAGCCTCGTATATACTAGGAGTTCCAGACCACATACTTGATCAGCGTTGGCGGGCTTTTTGTGGCGGTGACTTGAGTGCTTGGGGATGGACAACTTGTCGTATGGTTGGCCATGAGCCCCAGGCTTATCTCCCAGATGTGGTTGCGTGTGCGTCATGGATTTTTCCTCAACACTTGGCTTGGTTTGTGGATATCTTCCGTACAGGGGTTCTCCGGAACATGGGGCGGGGATGGTTCATAATTGCACCGTCAGCGTTTCGGAGTCAACGGAATGGTAAGTTCATCCGCATAGACTCTGCAATTGTCTATTGGGGGAAGCTCCGTCTGAAGAGGTTGTTGGGCCCAAACTACTCATCTGATGCGATAGAGATGTTTATCAAGGCAACGCCTGAGTTCCTCGCAAAAGAGAAACTCTCGGGTTCCTTGCTAGCTGTATTTTCATCTCCAGGCAATCCAGCCAGAGGGTGATGTAGGTTGAGGAAAGGAGATAGGGTTGATGGGCATACATTTGGATCTTCCCGTGGTTTCGCTTGTCAGGGACAACATCGCACAGGGGTGGGAGGATGCGGTGGTAGCTTGTTGGGAGCGGGGGACACAGATTGAAACTCAGTATGATAAAGAGGGGGATCCCTACAGTCGGGATGTGATGTTGCTTTTGACCGTTAGTGACGCTATGGCCGAGCCTCGCATTCATCGTGCCATGCCTGCTGGTATTCATGATTTGGAGGTTTACCGACAGGAAGTCATCAACGGTATTCATGATCACTGGATAGATCCCGCAGCGGGGAAATGGCAGTACACGTATCACGAGAGGATGACTTCTTACGCTGTCCCGGGGTTGAAGGGGCCCATTGATCAAATTGAGTATGTTGTCTCTGCTTTGGCGAAAGCTCCCCATACTCGTCGTGCTCAGATCGTCATTTGGAAAGTGTGGGAAGACGCTGGCATTAGCGATCCCGCCTGTCTTCAACGGTTGTGGTTTCGGGTCTTTAACGACCGGTTGTTGCTTTCGGTCCACATGCGGAGTAACGACGCATTCAAAGCTGGGTTCATGAACATGTATGCTTTTACTGAGGTTCAGCGGCTGGTGGCGGCTCAGCTTTCTGAGCGGTTGGGACGATGTATTCTTCCCGGCCAATACAACCACTGTGCAGATAGTTTCCACATCTATGGTTCGTACTTCCATGAGTTTAAGGGGTTTCTTAGGTCATTGGAGGTCAGGACATTTGATGAGCGGGTCTATACTACAGATGAAGTCCAGCCTCTGATTGATGAGGCAAGGGAGGTAATCCGTGGTGAGTAGTAGTGGGGACTTGTGGCTTCAGGGGGAGGTTGACCGGGCAAGGGAGATTGCTTCTGAACTTGCTGATCTTGCGGAGAGGATGGAGGCTCTTCCTGCGTCAGTGGAGGATGCCCAGGATATTGTTGTTCGGGAGGAAGTTGATCGGGCAGTATCGCTTGCTGATGAGTGGCGAAGAGCGGACATGACCCCGGAACAGGGAGCGGCTGCTATTCTGCTGGGCAGGGGTGTGGGGTATGACAAAGCGGCAGAGGCGGTAGAGGTTGGTGAGGTTCTCATACATCAGTGGATGTCTCTTCGGCCGTTCAGGACATTCGTTCGTTATTGGCGTGGGGTTGCGGAGGACGAACAGTTTGGTTTGGCGCTCAAGGAGATCAATGATCTGCTTGATGTCTGTGATGATGAGGGTGTTCGAGTTAGGCTGATAGCTGTCAGGATGAAAATTGTACAGCAGGGGGAGAAGCGCGTTCAGTGGGAGCAGGATCACGCTCTGAGGAAGCGGGCTGTAGAGGCTAAGGAGAGGGAAGCGGGCACAACCCCTACCAGTCTCCCGTTTAAGCTCCCGAATGCGTCGGTCGTTGCTGAAGGAATTGTTGTGGGTGTTACAGAAGTAGACGAACATTCACCATAAGATGGGAGAAAAGTGGCATTTCCCTTGCAGTTTGTAGAAGTTTGTGGTAAAATAGGGTTATGCTTTCGTATATTGGGGACAGGTTTGTCGTTTCGGTGGATAATGAACCTGATCTTTTTCCTGAGAGTTTCTTTGGCACCTACGGAAGGGTTGCTCTCCCGAGTGCTTGGGATGCAGATCGTTGGAACTCCAGTGATGATGAGGCAAAGCGATTTGTTCTCCGTTCTTTGGTAGATTTTACTTTCTGGTTTCGGCATGTTTTCCTGCCCCACGAAGCCAAGCGTGAAATGGGTATGGGGGAGGAAAAGCTAGACGAGTTGTACCCTCAGGGTCTCCCCCCGTTTATGCAGGAATACTGTGGTGATCTTCTTGCTGCGTGTCCCCACGCCCTTTTGCCTTTTGAAGGGAAGGCCGATCACAGTGACATATGGTGTTTGTGTCGGACATTCGCGAATGGGATGTTCAAAAGCACGATTACTTGTATGGGGTTCCCGTTGTTCTTGATGGGGGGAAACCCCAGCATCACTATGGTGATTGCTGTTCGGGCCAAGGACAAAGGTGACCGGTTTATCGATGCGGTGACAGACCACATCGACCACAACGAGCGGTTCAATTGGTTGTACGGGGACCTCCGGCCGACAAAAGCAAAGGCCAAATGGCGGGCAGACTGCATTGAAATCGAGAGGCCCTTGGGCCGCTCTGCCCCTACTATGGAGATTGCTGGGTATCAAGGAGCGATTGAAGGGGAGAGGTACGACTGGGGCGCGGGGGATGACCTCGTTGATTGGGACAACTCTAAGACACCAGATGGCAGAGCGAAGGTTTCACTCTGGGTCGATGGCCCTTTGCGGGGGAGACTGAACCCCGAGACAAGGATGTTGGTGATCGTTGGTACGCCTCACGCTGCTGGTGATCTCTATGACCAGAAGAAAAGGGCGGCGAAGGAGGACGGTACCTGGAGCTACAAGGAGATCCCCGCCATTTTAGGTGGGACTTGGCCTCCAGAGAAGATCGATCCAAACGGTCCGATTGCAGTGAGTAACATACGCATTCCCGACGACTTAATACTGACTTGGCCAGAGTTTTGGGGTGCCCCGAAACTGGTTGAGGATTGGCTGAACAGTCCGGTGACATTTGCTCGAAACAGAATGTTGCAGACCCGTGACCCAGCCACTAAAGTGTTCACTAAGCTCATGGTCGATGACTGCCTTGCGGATGGGTTGCGACGTGAGCAGGGTGGGTTCATAAAGCCCATATTGTCTCGTTGGCCTGCTGACTTGGGGATACCGGCACCGGGCACAGCATTGTGGACTATGTACACCGCAGCGGGGTTTAGTGTTGAGGACATGGTTCGCATTATCTCTGTGGACTTGGCAGCGTCTGATCCCCTTCCTGGGAAGGACCCCGACTACACGGTTTTCCAATTGTGGGGGTTTGATCGTGGGACTGGTGCGCGGCTCCCGTTGAACCAATGGCGGCGGCGAACGTCCTCTCCGAAGGTGATCGAGTCAGAGTTGAACATGTGGATAGAGGTGTACCAGCCCCACAAGCTCTTAGTCGAGGCCAACAGTGTGGATAAGCTGTTTGCTCGGTCTCTACAGGATGTCTTCAAGTTCCCTGTAACGATCAAGGAACTGAAGGCCAACAAGGCAGACAACATCGAGTCCTTTAGGGATCTCGTCGAGAGCGGTCTGTGTTGGATTCCATGGGCCCGGGATAGCCTGAACACTAGGCATGTTTTCCAAAGCCTTGTGACTGAGCTCCTGGATTGGCCTGACACTCTTCATGATGATACTTTGGATGCGGCCGTGCAGGCGTACACCGAGATGAGAACAATCGGGGGTGGCCCGACTGTGACTGTGTTGGGGGCTGACCGCCAGGTGGACAAGATGGAGCTTCATAAGTTCGGTGATGCTCAGGAGTTGGATAATTTCCAAGGCTCATCTGTTGTTGGGTTGTCGGCGGGGAATGAAGGCAACGGTATCGGGATATCACAGAAGGCGCGGGCTAGGCTGTTGCCGCCGCGCTTAGGAGGACCAAATGGCCGACGCTAACAAGCCGGATACGATTGAGGTTGAGACTGAAGGCGGAACCAAGGTGGAGGCCAAGGTCGTTTACTGGGAGTCGAAGATGGACAATTCCGCGTTGGGCAGTCATCGTGCTCTTTTGGGGAGAGGTCCAGTTGGCCAAAGCGGAGGTACATCGCAGGTAGTTGCGGATGCCACATTTGAGAGCTATAGCCGAGATGGGGCTACAGTCGCTCCTCTGATTCCTTTGTCTTACTATGTGTCATTGTACGGGAACAACCCCATACAACGGGCCTGTGTTGACGCGAAGGTGGCTGCCATAGCCGGTCAAGGATTTCGGATTCGTCCTCGTGCGGAGATTGCTTTGATGGACGGCACATCTGCAATCCCTGTGCCGACAGCGGACGGCGAGCCTCCTAACGAAGATCAGCGACAGGTGGTAGTGGATTTCCTGAAGTGTACTCTTCCCGGTATGGGGTTTGTCGAGATGTTGACAGCCTTGTGGCAGGATGTTGAGACCACAGGCAATGGCTACTTGGAGTTCTCCCGGAATGGGCAGGGAGTCATTGATGGGATTTATCCCGTGAAGGCGACGACGATACAGGTTTTGGCTGATGGCCATGGGTATATTCAGAGCCGGTCAGGGAAGATGCAGTTCTTTGCTAAGTATGACCCCAGTAGGGGAGGCTCAGATCTTGTGGGCCGTTCGGTGACAGTAGAGTATAAGAAGGAGGACAAGAGGCCAGAGGGTAGTGTGCCGTACACGAGGTTTGATCACCTGTTTGTGGCCCGTGCGTGGGGGACTGATGTTCCGAGGGATCACCAAGGTAATGCGGTGCTGGCGTCTACATTTGAGGGGATGGCTGAAGGAGAAACCCGTACCAAGGCGGTCAATGAGTTGATGATGTTCACAAAGCCAACCCCCCGGGATACCCCTTACGGGGAGCCCGACATCCTGAGTGCGGTCTATGATGTTCTGGGAGCGGAGAGTGCGGCCCTTCATAACCTGGGGTATTTCGAGAATGCAACGATTCCTCGCATGGCTATTATCGTTCAGGGGGGGACGATGTCTGCCCAGGTTCAGGCCCAGATAAATAACTGGGTGAACCAGCAATCTAATTCTGAGATCCTGAATCAGCTTCTTCTCATCGAGGTGGCCGATGCAGGAACGGAGATCAAGATCGAGCGGTTGGGTGCATCTCAGTTGAAGGATGCCGGTTTCTTGGAATATCAGAATGCTTGTCGAGTGAATATCCAGGCTGTAAATCGAACTCCGGAAGGTGTTTTGGGCATTGGTGGGGGTGGGGGGGAGGCTGTCCCATCTGATGTTGTCACATTCATAACTATGGTAGTCAACCCGGCTCAACGAATTTTGGAGTCGCGGATCAACTACATTTTGGAGGAGGAGTTTGGTGTCACAGACTGGGTAGTTGAGCTCTCCTCTCCCGAGATTGTTTCACAGCTTGACAAGGCTAGGTTCTTCGACATCTTGATCAGTCGGGGGGTTGCCTCGGTGAATGATGTTCGGAGGTTCTTTGGGATGAAGCCTGTGGTTGGAGGGGAAGAGCCCTTTATTCAAGTGGTGGGCCAGGGCGCAGTTCCTGTTCGGTTTATAGGGGAGCTTGTGTCCCGGAGTTTGGGGGGAGATGAGGGCGACATCATGGCGACCGGTGGAACGAAGACACCATCGTCCGCTGCTCCATTGGTACAACTTCCCGCTGAGGGGGGCGCAGCAACTGCCGTTGTCAACAAGCGGGCGTTACTTGCCGCTGCTGGTTCCCCTGAGGAGCAGGGGGAGCTCTTGGTTATGCTAAAGGATTTGGGGATAAATGATAATCAGGGTGGGGGTAGTGGTGTGGCTCCGTCTGCCATAAACCCGAGTCTCGGGTAGGTTACAATAGTCATGATAATGTGGCTAGATGTGTTTTTAGTGAAGATAGCCTTGACATAGTATCACTAGATGTGGTAAAATGCGGTCAGATGGGAGGTTAATCTGTGGTAGATGCCAAAGAATCACCCAAAGGTCAGGATTCTGGGGAGGTTGTTGCCCCACCCCGACCTCCGAAGCCTCTTTTGCCGAAGACCAAACCAGGATCAGCTGTTAGGGGTCGTGGTGGTTTCACTGGGAAGCCCAAACAAGGGGAATAAGGTTCATGCCGGATGGTGATGAGCTAACAGGAAGGTTTGAGTTCTTCGCGTCTGCGGAGGCTGCGCCCAACGAAGAAGGGGGTCATCAGTTCCCTGTTCGAGGGTTGGCGTCTTCGGATGCGATGATTAAGGATCGGATACGGTTTTCGCAAGTGGCCCTTGATTCAATGGCCGCACAATCTGCTGAGGACAGTACTGCGATTACAACTGGTGTTGAGCATGGGCCTACCATAGCTGATCCTTTGTCAATTATAGGTTGGGCACGTCCAGAGGTTGATCAGAACAAGGGGGCGTTCCAGGTTGTTGGGTATCTGTTGCCCGAACATCCAATGTCTGCGGCCCTTTACGCTAACTTGAAGGCTCATCCTAAGGACTTCAAGTTGTCTGTGGGTGGTTTTTTGCCAGTTCGGGCAAAGGCTGGGGATGTGTTGGACGAATATGATCTTGATCATATTTTCCTTTGTCGTGCCCGGGCCGCCAAAGACCCATCAACTTGGATTGAGGCAGATGAAACAGCTAATCATGATTGGGGGAAGACATTGTTTCGGGCGTCTTCTCCCGGTGATATAGACGAAGGTGTCGTTGATGAACCAGAGTCGATTACAAATGAAATGGTAGGTGGCCAAGAAATGGTTTCAGATGAACAGGATACAATGTTGGGGAAGATTATGCGAATGCTTTCGGGGGCTGTTGCTCCCGCTCCCGCTCCGGTAGTAGATGCTGCTCCTGTACCGGTTCCTGAGACTCCTGCTCCTACCCCTGCCCCTGTTGCAGATGTTGTTCCTGCCCCGGTCGTAGATGCCGCCCCTGCCCCTGCTCCAGTGGTTGAGCCCGTTACGGCACCGGCCGAGGGTGCAGAGGATGCCCCAGACAATCCCGCTGAGAGGGTGGATATGTCTGCTGTGGCTGCATCTGTAGTTGCAACAATCACTCCTCAGCTCGACAAGATCGGTACTGCCGTACAGGCCTTGACTGAACAGGCTGAGTCAACGGTGATTGCTCCGGCTGCCCCGCCTCCACCGGTAGCCCCTCCGACTCCAGCACCGCCAGCGGTTCCCGCTCCGGCTGCTGAGGAAGTTGAGACGGCTCCGAGTGAAGGGGAGCAGACAGAGCTTGAAGTAGTGTTGGATCAGCACTTCGAGGTTGTATACGGGAAGCTGGAGGACCTTGAGAAGCGAGTGAAGCTAGTGGAAGCGACGGCCGTTGCGATGGGTGTTTCCTCTGGTGGAAGTGAACAGATTCCAATGACAGGTGGCGTCCCCGCCGAAGATAGTGCTACTAGTGATGCTGCGGGTGTAATCGGTACCATTCCTGCCCCCCAGCAGTAGATGTTTTGCAACTAACACTGTCGTATGCGGAGGACAATGATGAGCCTTCCAATGCCGAGGCACTATCTGAATGGTGCCGGGGCCGGTGCTGCCGGGGGCGCAAGTATTCCCATGGAGAACTTCCTTGGTCGGTCGTTTGGTTCCAGTGCTGCCGAGGGATTTGTTGGGAACTATGTTGCCATCGATGCAGAGCGGCTTGACAAGTTCATGCGCCTTGTTGTCGATGAATCTGTGATGACGAGAAATGCCCTGCTGTACCGACTGGAGGGCGACAGCATTGAGCTTCCTAATCTGGACATTGCTCCGGGTCAGGTGGCTGGTGGGCTGGGAATGATGGAGCCCATCGACGGGACAAATGCTGCTTACGTAGAGCCGACATATGGGGGCCGCACGATGGATGTGGAGCCCTTTGATCTCCAGTATAAGTTCGAGGAGACAAACCTCCTTCGGATCAACATCGAAGGTGGGGGTCTGCGCCCTACCGTCGATAGCGTTATGCGTGACTATCTACGCAACGAGCTTGAACGGATCGCCATCAACAGCCGGACTTCAGGGGTTGCTCATACCAGTTGGTCGGCCTACAACACCGGTAATATGAGCACGATTGACGGATGGTACGCTCATGCCCTGGCCGGTGCCCACATCCTGAATGTGGATGTTTTGGGGACCGTTCCTTACTACGTCAAGCCGAAGCTGTTCAAGGACATGTACAAGTTGCTGCCGACCAAGTGGCGCACCAAGGCGAATGAGTTTGTGTTCTATTGCAGTTCGGATGTCGCAATAGAGTACGAGTCGTTCTTCACATCTCGGCAGACGCCGCTGGGCGACACGGCACTGGTTGACGGTGAGGTTCCCAGATGGAGCTCGATCCCCTTGGTTGGGGTTCCGGCAATTCCGAACGATTGCCGACACGTCACCGATATCCGTCCGGACGAGGCCGCGACTGGGGTTGCCTTCACTGGCGACGGTTATGGCAATGACCAGGCGTACACCTGGGACATCAATGGTGAGGTTGGTTACACGCCAACTACCGCCACTGAGAACTTCTCATGGATCATGCTTGCAAGGCCGAAGAACATGGCGTTGGGCTACGGTCCTGAGGTCAAGGTCAACCGCCAGATGGATGCCAGCGGGAAGTTCAGTTGGTACAACTTCTGGGGGCAGTGGGGTACCGAGTTCAACCGTATCGACGAGGTTGTCCTCGCTATCAACATCACACCGACAGTAGACCCCACGTTGGGTGTGTAGAGGTAGAAGCTGAGTACTAAGACGTATGTTCTAGGCCACTGAATGAGGGGGCCGGTGTGCTTTAAGCCCCGGCCCCCTTCAAGTTGGAGGGTTATGCTTAATATGGGTACACTGGCGGCGACAGACCTTCATGCTCTGTTGGATCGGTTGGACAGTAGGATTGAAGCTGCGGTGATCAACCCAGCCACGGAAATGCTCACAGGGAATACAGAAGAAGGCCTTGCTTGCTATCTGGATGAGGTGATTGTAGGCGATCCGGAATTGCAGGTAGCACTGATTCCCAGTTGTGTGGCCATTGACAGGCAGATGCTTGCTGCGAATGAGTACACGTATAAGAGTCATGTTCTCTCGGATACGAAGTGGAAGGCCCTGATGACTGCGCTCAGCATTTGGGTCAAGTCCAGTGCTGGTGGAAGTTACGCTAGTCTGGCTGCTTACGTGACGGCTGTTAGTGGAAGTGTCACGCCTCTCATCGCTGAGGTTGCTATTGCTGCTCTCGGGTCGGGTGCCCTGGAGGTGAGCGGAACACCGGTAGGGGCGATGCACCCCAAGATGGACACTGTTCCGTTTGACAAGGTCTATACCGGTACTCCGGGTGTTCTCGATGATCTGGCTGACGATACCACTGATGCTGCCAGCGTCACTGCTGCGGATGTGGCTATTTTAGCCGCCGATGACGATGTCATAGTTCTTCAGAGCAGAAGTAGGTTCAACTATCTTCTCTGCGATATCAGCACCCTAGCCAGCGTAGACTGCACGATTACCGTTCAGTATTGGAACGGGTCTGCATGGACGAGTGTGAGCAATCTTGTAGACAATACTGTGGGCTTTTCTGTCAATGACGGGCTCACATACTGGGATATGCCCACTGATTGGGTGCCGTCTAACTTCGATGACCAGTCTCCTTCGGTAAGGCTCCAGAATGCGAATGAGGAAGAGCTTTATACTCTGATCATCACCCGCACGGAGAACACTGTGGTGACTCCCCCGGTGCTGACGTGGTTGCAGACGATACCGGAAGCAGTTGAGACTCCCGCTGGCGAGCTTTGGGGCGGTTGTGATCAGCCCCCGTTGGCCATCGTTCATATCACGGCGCAGAACGTTTGCACGACCATTCCCATTCAGGCGGCTGAGCATGGTAGGTTTGTGTGCCCGGGGACAACTCTCAGTGAACTGAAGCTGAAGGCGATCAGTGCGTTTGCCGCCAACGACATTACATACGCCATGGAGTATATCGATCAGGACGGGAATACGGCACAGTCCCAAGCTCAGGGGGCGTGGTCTGCGGCTATTGGTGCGGGCGACAAACACGCTGGTGTGTTGGACGGTTCGGACACTGGCGTCAGAAGTGTTGAAGATGGAGGGACAATCGTGACAGACAATACCACCGGGGTGTTCGTTGTAGTGGTTGACGGGTATTCCCGAGCGGTAGGGGTCAAATAATCTATGTATGTAATGGAAGAGGGTGGTTAGCATAGTGTCCCTAACTCGGGAAGAGAGTCGGAAGGCCGCACACGCAGTGGCTGTTCAGCAAGCGGCTGATGCTAAGAAGGTGAAGGTGGAGAAGCCAAAGTCAGAGAATGCTCCTCCCGCTTCCAAGAAGGTAAAGCCTGTTGATCCTGTTGTGCCTGTAGCCAAGTCGTCTGAGAAAACTACAGGTTCGTAACTTTGTACCATATACTGAAAAGGAGTGGTGAGTTCCATGGGTAATGAAACTGATAAAGCCCCAAAGGAAAAATCCGGTGGGGTGTTGGTGCTGATGAATAGGGCAGAGTTTCCCCCGACCTATTCGTTCATTTCCCCACACGTGACGAGGACGATCAAGAATGTAAGAACGGGTGCTACCACTGAACAGGCGATTACCTACACGTTTGTCCGTGGTCGCCCGGCCTACGTGGAGAACCAGGACGACTACGATCTTCTGTTGGCGCAGAAGCAGTGCCTTACTCACGGCAGAGGCCATGCTCGGCTTTTCCAGGTCGTTGTGCCCAGAGAAGGTACCGCTGCGGTAGAGGGCCGGATGAAGCTCTTTGATATGTTCAACCGGTTCCTGGAGTCAGAGGGCATAGACCCCACGGAGTTTGTGCAGTCGGCTGAGACAGCGGGTGGGGGTAAACCACCCACGGTCAGTACACCATCGACGGAGGAGTAGAGTGTGGCGATAACACGAGCATCTGATCACACAGTGACGGGTTTGTCAGACGAACGGTATTGCACTGTTCGTGATGTGATCAACCAGCTTCGACAAGTTGCGCCTGATGACAATGGCCTTGATTTGGGCGCGTGGCTTTCGGCGGCCGGTCGTGACGATGCTGCCTTGTCTGCTTTGGTGGATGCTCGGTATTGGGTGGAAGATAAAACGGGGAGCGATTTTGATTACCATGAAGATGTCGCGGTTGAGTTAGATGGCAGTGGCGAGGGTACGATGCACTTGGACCTTTTGGGGTTTGTGCCATTGCTAGAGGTCACGCTCTTGACGGTGGGGGGAAATCCCTATAACCTCGCTAACTTCGCTACATATCAGAATGGTCTTTTCAAGTACAAGAAGATCGCTCCCCGAAGCAGGTATACTCGAAGTTTAGCGGCTGCCAGGGCGTTTCCTGATGGCACACAGAATGTGGCTATGACGTTGACTTGGGGATACCCTGAGTACCCGTATGATCTGAGGATGGCTCAGGCAAAGAGGGCAGCAGCTATACTGCTTTTGAACCTGGAAATTGCTCAGACACAGGCTGGGGATGTCAGTGGTGGGTTGCGGGAGTTGACGTTTGATGACTTCAGTATCAAGCTAGGTTCGGGTGGTCGGTATACTGCCATGGTCGCTCAGTTGCAGAAGGATGCGAAGGAGACTTGTTTTCGGTATCGTATTCCTGGTGTGGAGGCTCCTCGGAGTGAGTATGTGGGGATCCCTAGCCAACCGGGAGGGTAGGCATGGTCTGGACTGATTGTTGCAGGATTTACCGTTCTGGGTTTATCCAGGCCCATGACTTGGATATCATGCCTATTGAAACCGATATCTATGGGGAGGACAAGTGGGGGCTTTTGGTTCCTGACACTGATGCCCTCATCATGCCCGACGAGTTTGGGGTTGTCCGGACCCCAGGCGTTTTGCTTCTACCAGCGGCATTAGATGTGGGAGTAGGCTACGTCATTTTCATCTACGAGTCTATGGTGATAAACGGTCAGAGGCTTCCTGTGACGACTACGTTAGACACTGATGTGGTTGTGGGTGAGACCCAGTATCCGGTGGTGTCTGATAACGGGTTTGTCTCGGGCAGAAACGTGATAATCATCGACGGGGATACCCATCAATGGGGTCGTGTGTGGACTGTCGCTGACGACGTTCTAACCGTCTACGATGAGTATGCTGTGACAGTCGCGTTCTCGGCTGGAGCAGTGGTAAGCGCGGGGTCTTACTACTCCGTTGTGGGGAAGAAAGGGCCCAGCAGGGGTAGGGGTATTCAGCGGATAATCGTTGAGGAAATTCCATTCAAGGCGGCATAGACCTACATGAGACCTCCTTACACTATGAGCGTTGAAGAGGGGATCAGGAACATCTGCCAGGGGCGGGTGTTGCTTAAGGAGGACATGGCTGCTGATCAGAAAGTGGTCCCTACAGGGATGGAGTTTGCTGATCCGGATCCTGGGTTGAGCGTTGTGGGGTCTCAGTTTTTTTACAACAATCCGTACAATCCTGGGGGGTTGGCCAGACTAGTACAACCGGCTGCGAGGAATACTCCTGGGGCCATTGAGTACGAAGAGACGATCACGATAGATGTCACTAAGTTGTGGAACAAGTCATTGCACGTCTACGCCACAGAGAATGTTACACACGCATATACGACAGCTAGGGGCGCATACTTGGCGTTGCCCAGTCCTCCAGATGTTTGTGGGGAGTTGAAGCTCATTGGCGAGGATTTTCTGATGTTGGGGGTTGAGCCGATTGATGACTGGTTCCCCGGGGTTATGGTCTCCAGCGTTCGGACAAATAGAGAGGCAACATCGAATGTCCACTATGTGGATACTGAGACTATCATAGTCCGTTACGCTGAGGCCCTGGTCGATGGTCGCAGACCCGAAGATACGAAGCAAGCATTAGATCAGTTGGAGTCTCTTTTGAGTGAAGCTCTAAACATGGGGGGGACATGTCATTGGGCGACGGTCCCGGTTCCATGTCGAATGACAGGAACTCCCGGCCGAACTTCTGGGGGTGGCCAGGATCGCACAGTGGTTACGAAAAGAGCTGCGAAGATAAATTGGGGCGACATCTATGTTCGAGCTAATAGGTATCGTGTAGTTGATAAGAAGCCTTTCCATGCACCATAGACCCATGGAGGAGTTACAATGGATGCCATAGCAGTTCCGGCTCTGAACAAACACGCAAAGTTCTACTTTGCGCCCCAAGCGACTGAGGGTGTTCAAGCAGTGGCCGACTTCACGATTGTGCCTTTTTCCGGCCGGTTGGACTTTGGGTTCCAGCCCAATCTGGCTGAATTCCACCAGTCGGATGGGAGTGCTTACCTTCATCACATCTTCAGTAGCGGAGCGTGGTATGAGGGTGGAGTTCCTATCGTGGTTTCTCCCGGGATGGGGGCAATGGCCAACATAGTGTCGTGGATCCAGGACCGGGATGCCAACAACCAGGCAGTTTTCTGTACCTGTTACGTGGTTGATGATGTCCAGGTCAGAAGTGCTATGGATGTCAAGGTAACTGAGGCGACGTTTTCATTCCGCAAGGGCGAGGTTGTAGGTGTGGCCTTGACTCTTCGGGGTAAGGAGGAAGCTGATGGTGTCGAGCCTGTTGGTGCGGCTATCGATACCGGTGGCCCCTATCTGTGGTCTGATGTTCTGATAGGCACGGCTGATTACGGTGACGCCATTGTATCCGACGAGAACTTTGAATCGATGGAGATCCGTGTAGGGGGCGGGGTCGAGGACGGCGCAGATGGTATGCGTCTGACGGCTGGTGTACATCCCATACGAATGTACAATACCGCGCCACTTGATGTGACTGGCTCGTTCGAACGGGACTACATTGTGGGAGCTGGTGGTGGTGGGGTTTTCCATGATGCAGTACTTACCGGTGTTGAGAACCCGTTCAGTACCACTGGCCAGATGGCCATATCCCTTGCTCTGGCCAGATCGGGTGCTACACTGGGCCTTAGCATGGCTCGGGTTGCCATCACGAACAGTACTCAGGAACCTGAGGGCAGTGAAGAGGGCCGGATGGTCCAGTCAGTGGATTTCCGTGCCCTAGGGATCGACAATGGGGATACCACTTGGACGGCCCCACTGGTTTTGACATACGTTGAGGCATAGAAAGAAGAGGGAGTGGGCATGA